GTCTACGTCCTAAATCATCTAAAAAACGTCCAAGAGGATCTGTTTTAATCTTACCACTTTGTTGTATCTTTGTAGCTCTCTGATGCTCTTTAAAACTTTCTCTCGCCGCTCTTTCTACATCAGCAACAGTCATCCCACTAAAGTCATCTACATTAGCTTTAGCTTTTCCACCCTTCTTCATATTACGTTTACGATCAGCTTGAGAATATGTACCTGATCTTTTTTCTTCAGCGGGAGAAAGCCCCACTCGACTCATACGTGCCATCTTATTTCTCCTTCTTGCGTTTCCTAAGTTTGGCGTTAGTTGTTTTGATATGTTTGATCTGGATATCATGGTTGTGGATATATTTTATTTAAGAATTTATTATATTCATTCTTTCTATGTTTAGCAATTTCTAATGCTTTTGCATTACGAGCCTTCGGTCCTTTTGCATTTAAATATGCTGTAGGTCTAAAGAAAAATTGAACCATTCCTTTTATTGCCGTCAATTCATTACCACTTTCTAATGCTTCTCTTAATTT